ACGATATCTGATTTACCAATACCTGGTGCTCCCCACATCATTATGGGTCTCTGTAATTTGATACAATGTGTTAATGCTGATTTCGCCTCGTTAGGTGAAACTGTTCTGTTTTGACTGCCTATTGCCGCCTCTTTGTTTTTGTTGGCTCTTGCCATTTTGTACACTCCTGTTTAAAATGTTTATAATACTATAATAACATAGTATTACAATACGTCAACCTGGTAATTATGGCTAAAAAGGGCTATTTTATTGGGGGTTTTTCTCGTCGGCCTTGCTCATTGCCCGTGCTAACCCGTATTTTGTCACATCTCCGGCAAATAACATGAGCTGTAATGCCATCTTTTCCATAGTTACTACAATCTGCTTCTTATCTACGTAATATGGGCAATCTACAAACTCATCTAACCATAGGAAAGTTTGTGGAGTGAATATGATTTTAGCAGGGAATTTGATATTATAGGTTTTAATGTCTAAGGATTGTATCCATTCATAGCCTATTTTTGTTAATCTTAGTGATCTTGCTTGGTAAGTTTCTCGTACATTTTGCCACCAACTAAAATAAGCCGCTTTAACACTTTCATCGTGTAATGGCTGTTCTTTGAGTGTAAGGAAGGTTCGGGTGTAGGCTGTCTTTGTGTCCATACACTTAATTATCTAGAGAATTTAGTGCCTGATTTTAATAGGTATACACCAAACTTGTCTGTCTGATGTTGAGCATTTAATTTTTTAACCAAGTTTTCTGCGTGGCCTGGATTAGAAAATGAAACTTTTTTGTATTTCGGACCGGGATAGTTTGCCACCAAACTTGATGACTTTAAATTAATAGGTTTTCCGTCATAGAACACTGCCCATATGCCTTCAGCCGCCAAGACTTCGTCCATCTTGAACGTTGTTTTATTACTGTGTTGGAGTAACACTGTCGGTTTTGGTCTGCTCATAATACAACATATATTTACCAAAAATTGTATTACTATTTTTTATTGAAGTCGCCGCCGTCCATTTCGATGTTTATTGTTTGTGCCTCTTTGGCAGTCTTGAGTGCTTCGATTATTTCTTCTTGAATGGTGACCATTCTTGTCATGACTTGTGATAAAGAGTCTGCTAACTTGTCGGCCTCACCAGCCGGTATCCTGATTTCACGTTCACCTTTTTGGCGAAGTGTTCTAATTCGACCTAACAAATCCTCAATTGGACGGGTCTGTATTTTGGAATTCTTTGACTGCATTGTTTAATACCTGTTGCATTTCTATTTTAGATTTCATTGGGCCTTTGTATTTGTATCTTGAAAGGGTAATCATCTTTGGACAGTATGCTTTTCGCCAACCTTTTTCAAAACAAATTATATAATATCCTGCACAAAATTGACTTTTTGATTTTGGCGCTTTTGTATATACAGGTAATTGTTTTTGTACATCAAACATCGGATTGTATGGACTTTGTGAACAAGGATATCCATGAACTTCAAAGTTATCAGTTTGTTCTGTAATATCTACAATAGGTTCTTTTGTTTTTTCTTCAAATATATTAAATCCAAATTTAGTGAATAGGCTTTCTTGTGTATGAAATACTTGTCTATGATCTTTTTTACTTAAAAAGATCCACCCGTTATCATCTTTTTTTTGTAAGGTACCTAACTTTTGGCCGTGTTCTTCTATAATCCAAAATTTGTCTTTTACAAGTGTCTTTGCTCGTACTGTCATGATGCTAACCTCGCATTAAAAGGCTCAACATATAATTGCGCCTGCTCATTAATTTTATTTAAATCATATTTAGAACAAAACCTCATGAATCTGACTCCAACTTGATCTATACTTTTATTTTCTGCCTTAGCCTGTGCAATCGTTTGATCTAGTTCTTCTACAATAGCTTCTGGTTGTGCGTGTAAGTCAACTAAAAATTTATTTCTTTCGTAATCGTCCATTACTCTATGTTCTTTGCCATCATGATCTACCCATTTTGTTAGCATTAAATTATTCCATGTATAACCTTTTGCTTGTCTATCCCCAAATGCGTCTCTTAATCCTATTTTGTTTTTAGTACCTTTTGTTCTTACACCTGGATATGCACTAAAAATATTATCTGATGGATCACCTCTCATTGCCTTTTCAAATAACATCCATTCTATGTCAGGTGCACCTTTTGGTGCTTTAGTTTTTTTGTCTATTACAGGATTTCCTTTTGCATCAAACCAACCTTCGTGTGTAATAGTCTGTTCAGCAATACCGTTATATTGTTTAACATTTTCGTTTACAAGTTGGTTTAAATCTTTATCTGTGCTTAAAATAACGTGTTTAGTATCAGGATGTTTGTCTATCCAACGTGCAATTAAATCGTCTGCTTCAGCACGTGGGTTTTGTAGCACAGTGACATTTGTTTTTGTTTTTAAAAAGTTAGTAAAATCATCATAACACTCCCAAAATACTTCATTTTCTTCTTTTTCTTTTTCAGTCATTGCTTCAAATATTTCTTTTCTGTTTCGTTTGTATGGTGCATAATGATCCTTACGCCAGCTACGTCCTTCTAAACAGAACACCATATGTGTACCTTCAAAATCTTGCCATGCTTTTTTAATAGAATTCATAGTGATATGGATAGCCATACCTATTTTTTCGCTAGTATCGCCTCTAATAACGTGTCTAGCACGAAAAAATGTGTTTGCTGTATCAACTAATATATGGGTCATTTGTTAACCCCAAAAGTCTTTATCAAATGGTTTTGGAAGTTTTGATTTAATTGGTTTCCATATTTTTATTTCTATGTCACCAATAAACTTAGGTCTTGGAATCATCCAACCAACTAGTATTCCTATTATAATATAAATCATGCTATATTATAACATTAATTTTGAGTTTTGTCTATATATGGCATAATGTTTTTTACAAATAATTCATAGTGTTTTTTATGCGGGTGTAATCCATCATTTGCTCTTTCTGTAAACGTTTTTATATCTGGAAATATTGGTAATCTGTGTTGTAATGGTATATGGTTGTGTAATTTTTCTCCCCATGTTGATAGCCAACATTCTACATTACTTTTATTACAGAGTTTGATAATTTCATTACAGCACTTAATCCAATCGTTAGTAATTGCTTCTTTGTCAAATATAAAAGATTTAACGTCTTCTACTGCCTGTTGATATTCGTTTGGTAAGTTCCATTGCCTATGGGGAGATATAGGAATATAGCCTTTATGTCTTAAGAATTCAAATTCTAAAAGTTTTCTTGTTGCGTCTGGCAATAAACATATGATTTGTTTAACGTAATTACTATTTTTTAAAATATACTTTACATTTTTTAAGCAACCGTCATGGCTTAACCCTTGTGAGCCAACATTATAAGATTTTTTATTAATTAAACTGGGCCATGTTTCGTCTCTGTTTACACCGTCACCAAAAGTAAAACTATCTCCTACACAAAAAATTTCTTCATTAGTAAAAGTTGCACCTGCCCAATTACAAAAATCATCATCTAGATTAGCTCCTGATAATATATTGTTTCTTAACCAATCTTTAGTAAAATTAATAGCCAATTCACCGTTAAAATAAATGTCTTTGTAATTTTCTATTACTTTGTTTTCAACATACTGATTATTGTACATTTTGAATAATGCAATACTTTGTATGTCTACTTCTTTATTATTATATCCTAGTGTACAGGATATCTTCTGTTTAGGATCGTCAGGCTAGAAACCTTTAAACGTATTTTCTTCTTTTTGGTCTATATGAGTTATAATTAAATTTATTTCATCTTGCACTATTGTATTCTTGTATTTGATTACAACAGGATGAGTATTATATGCGGAAGTAAATTTTAGTTTTAAATTAAGAGACTTCAGTTTTGCCATCGGGTGTTCTGTTTATTTGAACATATCCAGATCCAGTAACGTCTATGCCTTGTTCGTTTCCGATTGTCTTACATAACGTTTGAAACCATCGGTCAACTATTTCTTCATCAGTTTTTCCAAGATAGCCATGTTGTTTTAAATTGTTAACAAATTCGTCATTCCAATCTAATTCAAAAAAGCCACTACGAGGATTATCTGGATTAACATTCATATCAAGAACCTTAACCCATGGTTTTTCGCTCTTAGTAGTTTTCTTTTTTGTTCTTGGTTTTGTAGTTTTTTTAACTTTCATTGTTTTATTATAGTTTGTTTTTCCTTTTTTTGCAATCATTATGT